TCAATTTGCAGGAACCTGCCGGGTTATCTTGCGGGGCGGTTTTCCGTCGTTTGACATTACAATCACAGTCACAGTGCACATCGTTCCGTCAGATGAAGGCACGGCGGAAAGAAGTTCGCCGCCGGTGCTGGAGACAACCCGGCGAGCAGCGTTTGCACAATCTGCGGCATCTGCCATCACAACAGTCGCCGAAAGCAAAAGACCGGCAAGAAGGCAGCTGATGATCGCATTGTGACTGGATTTCATAGGAATCACTCTCGGTATATCGACGTTTTATTAGCGCATTTTTAGGTGAACCCGACTTAACGCAAGATGAATAGCCGAAACAAGTAAACTGAGAACAGATTGCTTTTCTTGGACTACAAACTGTGGTCACAGGCCAGCCGAAGCCCATGACCACTTCGTCTTGTGGAGCTAACGAGACAATCTCGAACGCGCCGAAACACGCCCGAAAAGCGCCAGAAGCCCCCCGACAGCACCGGTCAGGGCGACCAGAAGTTCAGCAAACTGCCCCTGGCTGGAAGGGTCAAGCTCAACACCGCCCAGTTGCAAAAGTGGAGCCGCAACGGCGATCAGCGCGCCCCATACTGTTTTGGAAAAGTACCATTTCTTTGAACCGTCCATAAAGGATCTCCATGTCGCGTCAGTTTCAGAGGAAAAATTGCCGGCTCTGTGGAATGCCGAGCGGCACCTTTCGGCCAAGCTGGTAAAGCTTCACCGAGAGCACGTCAGGCAGGCTGCCGAAATCAGCCTGCTGTTGTTCGGATGAATAGAGATAGTTCGGTTCGCCCGTTTCGAGCTGCCGGATTGGCGTATTGCCGTTAAAAATTTCAATCCGGTAGCGTTCCCGATCTTCGTCCAGCGGAATATCTCTGGCTGACCAGTCATCAGCATCAATCCGGCTTCGGCGGATCCATGTGAAGGCAACATCCCCGTTTTCGGAACGGTTCGCCCGAAAATGGACGGGCGCCAAGGGCGTTTGCGCACGTAATCCGCCGGAAAATGCATAAGGCGCATCCGACGCCATATCACCGTATGATGTCGTCACGATATAGTTCCGGCTCAGTCCGGCATGTCGCGGATTAAGGCCTATGGAGACAACAGCATCGTTGAGAATGACGGCGCGACTGCCAGCCGATGCATGCGCATTCATCGCATCTTCTGTCCCGGCAAGCCCGCGCAGCAGGCCTTCCAGTCTCCACCGTCCACGCGCAATCTCCGTAGCGTTGAGAAATCCTATGATCTCGAAGACGCCACTATTGGCTTCAACGGCAATCCGGTTGACACCCGCCAGCACTGAAGCTTTTGGCGCAGATTCCAACCCACCGAAATCGAGATCGATCTCCAGACACACGCTGAAATCGAAACGCCCTGTCGCACCCGGCCTCAGATCCGAGACAAGAGTAGACGTAGAAGCGGGTCGCTCAATGAACCGATCAGCGGCATAGCCTTCAAGCGTTGCAGACGACAAAACAAACAGCCGTCGCCATGGTTTTGCGAAAACAGCAATTCGGGCAAAATCGCTTGCATCGCCTTCTGTGTAATGCGGCAGATCCATGAGAACTACGCGCGGCGCGAAGCCATCGGCAGCGGTCTCGCCTGACATGAGCCGGTCATTGCGTAGCACAGCATTGCCGCTTAGAGGTGAAAATGACCGCGCTTCGACGGCTATAGTTTTACCCGCCTCCAGTTTTGTAACCATGAAGCGACCGCCCGGACCATCGGACAGGCGAATGACATCTCCGACCTCCAGATCTTTAACCTGTGGCGACAGGTCGAAGGTGATCCCGCGCGCAGAGATACGGTTTTCCCTAAGAAGAGTGCCGGCCAGCTGCATCGCCTGCGTTTCCGGCAGAGAAGCCGGAAGACCATATCGCAAGATCCGGTCGTTGACCGAGACAATCCGTGCCGAGCGGGCGCTGGCCTGTTCATAGTCATGGTCGGCATCAAGATACGAAACAATCGTTTCGCCTGCCAGATCGCTGTCATGCTGACGGGTTTCCTGCCAGAGTGCTTTATCATCAAGGTCGGCAACGATGCTGATCTCGCGTGGTGGCAGGCTGGCGCTCAACCGCGAACGAAACATAAGGCGCCCATCGCGTTCGATACAATCAGCAGAATAGAGCAACAAAAGCGGTTCCAGCAGGTTTCGCGCTGTTTCAATATCGGCCTGCAGATATCCGGAAAGATCACCGGTCAAAAGCGTCGTATCACCATCGGAAAACCTGTGATCCCGGAGAATTGTGGCAACCGTATCCGCCAGTGTTGTGGCCCCCAGCCGGCCGTTCAGCCAGTGGCCGGTAAGCCAGTTACGACCATCGCTCCAGAGTTCAGCATTCCGCGGAAATGCCGGATATGGCCGGATATCCCAGCACCACAGAAAAATGTATCCCGGATCAAGCATGCCTTCCGGCGGTTTTCCGTTTTCCCACCAGTTCAGATGCGTTTCCAAAAAGCGGCGTTGCTCGGCGTCGGCGCGCCGTCTCGATGAGAAATAGGGAAATGCGGATTCCGATGATTTGGGATCACCAAACACATTTGGCTGACATGCACCCTTATCAACAGCCGGACATCCGAGTTCTGTAAACCAGACTGGCTTCTGCTTCGGAAGCCAGGCGGTTGGCGCGCCAACTTCGACACCGGCAACACGATTGAAATGCGGATTGGCCCACCAGTTTTCGATATCCTTGTAGCGATAAACCCATGGTTTCCCCGCAGATCCATCGGTGATCGGCGTGCGCTGGCGCGCCGCCCGGTCAGCATCGCTGGCATAATACCATTCATAGCCCTCTCCGCCTGCGATCTGGCTTTCCAGTCCATCGGGATCATCGCAAATACGAAAGCCATCAGGGTTTCCGGCGCCAAGATCCTCATCTCTCCAGTCCGAAAGAGGCATATAGTTGTCGATACCAACGGCCGTAATCGCATCGCTCGCCCATAAAGGGTCAAGGTTGAAATAAACATCGCCGCTTCCATCACTCGGGTGATAGCCGAAATACTCACTCCAGTCTGCGCCATAAGTCAGAGCAGTATGAGGGCCCAGAACCCTGCGGACATCATGCGCCAGATCGGTCAGCGCCTCCACGAAGGGAAAGGCATCATTCTCATCGCGGATCGATGTCAGTCCCTTAAGTTCAGAGCCGATGATGAAGCCATCAAGTCCACCTGCAGCAACGGCAAGATGCGCATAGTGAAGTACCATTCTGCGGTAGCCGGTTTCCGGACCATCAAAATCTATTCCACCTGCTATCTGCGTAAACTGCCCAGCCTGTGCAGTTCCGACAAATCGTTCAACCTCGGCACGCGCAGCTGCAGTCCGGTCTGTTGTGCCGGGCAAACCCGGTGCAGGATCGCAGGTAATCCGGCCGCGCCAGGGATAGGCCGCCTGCTCGCTTGCACCATATGGATCCGATAAGCCGTTTCCCTCCGGCACGTCCATCATGAGAAAGGGATAAAGAAAGACTTTAAGCCCTCTCGCCTTAAGGTCGGCAATCGCGGCGATCAAGCCGGCATCATTCGGTGTGCCGCCATAAGCCGGGCCACCCTCATGGAGAGACACAACATGGGCATTCTCACGCGTAATGCCATTCACTTGCCAGGGGCTGCTCTCGGCATTTCTCGCCGCCGTTTCAACGCCCGGTAAAATACGGCACTCTCCGGCGCGCAGATCGGTACCAAACCAGCTTACAACCAGCGCGACACGCTCAAGGTTCGGACACAGTGCCATCAATTCATCGATGGAGGCTTCCCAGTCGGTCTCCCGCGTCAGTGTATTGCGATTGATGATCCTCTGAGCGCCATTCCCGATGGATTCAGTGACCTGATACGGGCAAAGACCGTGTTCTGTTGCGCCGGGGATGATTGCAATCGCCTTGACCTGTTTTTCGAGCCTTCCGGTTGGTCTTAGTACCTCAAACTGCAACACGGGAATGCGGTTGCCAAAATTATCCAGTGGCAATCGCTCGAAGACAACATAGCAAAGCCCGCGATAGGCTGGCGCGTTTCCCTCGCCTTGTTTTGCCTCGATCAATGGATCGGGAAGTTGTTCATCATCGCCGCGATAAAACCGCATCCCGACATGGCTCAGATCCAGCTCCCGGCCATCCGCCCAGACACGACGGATTGCAGCCACCGGGCCTTCACAAATTCCGAAAGCAAAATTGCCGAAATAGGCAAAGCTCGAAGCCGTTGTTCCGGAAGCTTTGCCGCCAGCACGTTCTTCGGTAACTTCTTCTTCAAATCGGGTTGCCCAGATCAGCGTTCCGCCAATCCGGGACGTGCCATAGACACGCGGAATGCCAACACCCTCTTCAACCCCGCCAACACGGGCGGTTGCAAGATGCTGTCCCTGCACTGAAGCCCCGGCCGAGCCAAAAAGGCGACTGTCGACAAAGCTGCCAGCCATCGCTCCGAGCGCACGCCCGGCAACAGCGCCGAATGGCCCGAGGGCGCTACCAATTACCGCCCCTGCTGCCTGAAAGACAATCGTTGCCATATTACAAACCTCAATGCTTAAATCTGGACGGGAAACCGGTACACTGCTGAAATCTTCCGGCGCCAACCGGGCACCAGTGCCGAACGAACGACACCTGCTTTTTCATAGGCGTGAATGAAATGCTCCGGCCCGGACAGGATCCCGATATGTTTGGCCGGAAACTGCGGTCGCCAGCGAAACAGCAGCAGATCACCGGGGATCATAAAGTCCTGTGACACGGGCATCCCGCAATAAAGCTCGGCGGCCTGCTGAAGGCGATCTTCACTGCCGAACTCGGCCCAATCTGCGGCATAGGGATAATCCACTGAAGGTGCGGCGCCGTAAACGGCTTTCCAAACTCCGCGCACCAGTCCAAGGCAGTCGCAACCAACACCACAAGAGCTGGATTGATGACGATAGGGCGTGCCAAGCCAATTTTCAGCCTCCGCCACCACGCATTGCTGAAGCGTTATCATTTAAACAGCACGCTCCCGTCATGTGTGCTTTCGCCATCCACATAGGAATAGGCAAAATCCGCACCCGGCATATGCGGAAAACCTCTGAAATTCAGCTGGTTGGAAAACTTGTTTCGGCAGGTGGAAAATGCCTTGTCGCATCCCGCGACAAGGCGCACTGCATCACCAGTTTCAGGAACCCTTTCAAGTGGAAGCCACAGGTCGACCTGCATAGCCCCGCCAACGGTTTTGTTGACCTCGATATCCGCTTTCTGCCCGGCCAGTTGACCGCTTTCGAAGACCAGAACGCCGAAGGAGAAGAAGCCGTTCGGAAAGACCGCACCACCGGAGACCACCAGTCGCGTTTCAGTGTCAACATCTGCGATCGCTCCCGTCATCTGAAGACCGGAATGCGCGACATCAACCCCACAGCGACTGTCTCCCAGCTCCGCGTCACATCGCCTTGAGAAACTGCGCCCCTGCGGCTGTGATAACCGATGCGTGACAGACCGAAGTTCGGCCTTGAATGCTCCCGCCTGACGGCTCACCTCGCCGATTTCATAAATGTCGAGCCTCTGATGATCCTCTGGGCGTGCCCAGTTGACGAGATAAACTTCGACCTTTGCACCATCATAGGAACCGGCTGCCAGTTCAGCCTCATCAATAGCCGCGCTGGAAAACCCTCCGGCAACCTGATTGCTGACGGCAGAAAATCCTTCCTCATGAACGGTTTCAGAAGCAGCAAAGCCGCTTGCCGCGAGGAATGTTGTTCCGGCGAAACCAAGATCGCAGTCATGCTCGGTAAATCCGAGCACATGCCCATCCTTCCGGATGAGCCGCCAGCAGTAACAAAGCGTTGTCGCATCGGCCTGAAGATGCGTTTTTAGCCCTGGTGAAAGTGTTCTCATGGCCGGATCTCCATCAGCGGCACATTTGGTACATGCCCGGCATTGAAGGCAGACATATTGATGTTGATCTGATCGATATCGAAGCGAACGGGCACATCGAATTCATAACCGGCAAAAATTTCCGCGCCGGAGGCCGGGACGTTTCCGGACTGAAAGGTCACAAGGCCGGTGGTTTCATCGACCGAGTAGGATGAGGGCGGAATAACCGCCGCATCGACAGTGACTTTCACAGTGTCCGCAACAGGCTTTTCGATTTTTCGCGACTTTGCAGCGGCACCGTCCCCATAGGTTTTGATGAGCTGAAAGCTTCCGGTTTCACCATCCCCAACACCGATCCACTGATCGGCAGCACCGGGCTGTTGAAGCGGGCCACATGACTTGTAGTCAACGGGATCACGAAATCTGAAACCGTAGAGCTGACCGCTGCGCGCCTCAAAAAACGACACCAGCTCATAAAGATCACTGAGCGACCGTACCGCCGACCCCGCGTCATAGGATCGGCGCGAGTCACGCCAGCGCTGGTTCCTGCTCTCCCGCCCGTTCGAAAGATTGACGATGTCCGTCCGCCGCATCGGTCCACCGCTGGTTGAAAGCGAAAGGCGCAGCGGAAACCGGACTTCGTGGAAACTCTGAGGCATGGAGTTCTCCTAAATATTGCGCTGGCCTGAACGCACCGCCCGCGCAAGCATTGCGGTGATCTGACCTTCGCTGCGCTGAAAGCTCGCGACATCTTGCGCGTTGACATTGAAGACAATCTGAGGCCCGCCGCCAGCGCCGGATGCGGCAACGCCCAGTCTGCCGTCTGCACCCCGCTTTAGCGGCAAGATAGCTTCACTGCCCGCCTCTCCCATCAGACCAAGACCGCCAGACATTGGAAAATAGGTCGGACTTGAAACCACACCTCCAGAAGCAAAGGGCGTGACCCTGCCCGGCACTCCACCTTTGGAATGCGCAAAGACACTGATCATCTGCTCAGAAAACGCACTGATTTGCCCCGAGATCGCTTTTTCCAAAGGATTGAGTGCTGCATTGAGGGCAATTTCGCTGAGACGCCTACCCAGATCATTCAGAACGTTCTGCAGACTTTTCCCGCTAAGCGCAGCGTCTTTCATGGCACCGGTCAAGGATGCAGCAAATTTATCAGACTGCGCCTCCAGGTCGCTCAGAACATCGTAGAGTGCGGATGCCCCCTCGGTGACCTCATAAAAATCAAATTCATCAGACGCCATTGTCAGACCTCCTGCTTTCATCTGGAAAGCGCTTCATCAGTTCGCTCAGCATCTGCCGGTTCGGATAGGTCGTTGCAGGTGCCAGGTGTCCGGCCATCGCCGCAAATTCGATCGGCGACAGGGCCCAGAACTGGAGTGGTGAAAGCCGCAGCTGGCAAAGCCCCGTATGCAAAACCGCGCACCAGGGAAACGGCACGATTTCGGTGGGGCGAGCGTTTGCCGCTGCGGCTAGGAAGGGTCCGGCACAGACTTCGCCTCTTCAGCGGAAACCGTATCCCCTCCGTTAAACGTTACCTTCAGAAGATCGGATACGAGCCGGGCATACCCTGCCACTCCGCCATCGAGACACATGCCAGCAACCTCATCATCCTCAAAAATATTGCCTCCGCCGCGAAGACCTGCAGCCACAATGATCACGAGATCACGCGCCTTGAGTTTGCCGGAGGAAAGCCGCCGCCCGAGATCGACGAGCCCTTCCGCCCCGAAAGCTGTTTCCAGCTCGGCAAGAGCGCCCAGCGTCAGACAAAGAATGCGGCGTTCACCATCGAACACCGCCTCCACCTCGCCTCGATGGCGGTTGGCCCGCCGTCCGCTTGAATACTCCATCATGATACCGCTCCAAAGCTGATTGCACCGGCCGATTCCAGTGTCAGATCAAACGTCACTTCACCGTTATGCTGGCCGGAATATTCCAGCGCAGTCATCAGGAATGGTCCTGTCAGTGAACCGAAATCGGGGATGATAATCTGTGCCTCGATCAGCGAACCGGCAAAGAAAGCAGAACGGACGGTCTCGTCCGATGCCTGATCTTTGAACAAGCCGGAACCGGTCAGTCCGCAACGTCGAACACCGGCACCGCCTAAAAGCTCGCGCCAGCGCCCGGAACTTTCGGAATCGGTGATATCCACGCTTTCTTCGTTGAAAGCCAGTTGCTTGGCCCGCAGTCCAGCCACGGTTTCGTAAATGCTGCCATTGTGCAGCTTTACGAGCATGTCCTTGCCTTTCTGGGCAGTCATGGAACACTCCGTTATTGTGCGCATTCACAAGGCGCGTGTTAAAAGACTTGGCTGTGTCAGCTGCATTCGGTGACGGCTCGAAACAGCGCTTCCGCCCGAAAATATCCGGTCTTCACCACGCGCCGGATCCGGGTAGAGCGGTGCTGAAGGTTGACCAGCACCGTGTCCTCAGGCTCCAGTTGAGCATCGTGCAGCAGCATGCGCACCCGCTCGGCGATTACATTCAGCTTTTTGCGTCCCTGAGCGTCTGACCAGATTTCGATGGTCAGAAGATGCTCCGCGCCAGACGTCGCATCGGTGGAGTAGTCCCTGCTGGTACATTCGCCAAAGGTAATGCCGGGGAGTTTCGGACGCGGTAAAAGCCGGTCAGATATTCCATTCGCGCCGATCAGACCCGTTAGGTCACCGTCACTGGCAAGCCGCGTGTAAATTGCCGATAGCAAAGCATTTTGTGCTGAGATCATACCCCAACCTCCTCACAGCGGCAGACGGTATATCGCTTTGTTTCATCTGGGTCGCGCCAGCTGTTGAGCTTGAAGGTGCGTGCGCCAAAGCGAAACCGAAGGCCACTTTCAAGGTCTTCGCGGCGGTAGAGCCAGATCTCATGTGTGGACCGGAAAACCTCACCGCCTGCCTCTTCAGTCACGGCAACCGTCATTGGCCGGACGGCAGCCCAAAGGCTGGTTATGGAATGCCATGACCGCGTGATGCCACCCTGCCCGTCTTCTGTCGCAACTGATCGCTGAAGGTCCAGACGGCTGCTGAATGCGCCAGGATCAAGTGGTTGAACCGCCATCACAGCCTCCAGGTTTTCAATGGTGCGATCAGCCGCTCATAACCGTCAGGTACACCGGCCGGCTGCTGGTTCGGACCGATAGCACCCCGAAACACAAACATATGGGTTACGTGGCGCAGAATTGCCTGTCTTGCCGCGGCGGGGACATCGCTCGCGTCACCGTAGCCAGCGGTAAAGTCAACTTCGATGCCATTGAAACCAGTTGCCCGGCTTATGATTTCCCGAAGATAAAACCGTGCCGGTCGGGCTTCGCCATCCAGCCGGGCTGCAGAAAGATCGACTTCCGAAGCAGTGCCGTCACGACTGAAAACCCGCACGGTATCAACCGAACGAACGGGGCCATGCGCCAGTGCAATCAACCCGCTTTGGGGCCAGCCGTCACGATATAGCCGCCAGTTTTGTGTGACCAGCGAAACACCCGTCACAGTTTCGAGGTAGTGGCGCGCCGTGGCGATTAATCCTGTGATCAGATCATCTTCGTCTGTGCCTTCAAACCGCATGAAGGCTTTTGCATCCTCCAGCGAAACAGGCTCTTGGGAAGGCGGCGTTATTTGCGCATAGGTCATGTTTTTAACCCCTCCGGCCAAATCAAAAACCCCGGCGCAATGCACCGGGGTGAGCTCTTGAAAACGTCGATGTAAAGTCTCTACGCTCAGCTCTCGCCAAACTTGATCAGCTTGACGGCCTCGAAATTCTGCACCCCACCGCCAACACGCTTGGTGGTGTAGAACAAGACGTAGGGTTTGGCAGAATAAGGATCGCGCAAAACCCTGACACCGGTGCGGTCAACAACCAGATAGCCCGCCGCAAAATCACCAAAGGCAACCGACATGGCGTCGCTTGCCACATCCGGCATGTCTTCTGCCTCGGCAACGGGAAAGCCCATCAGCGAGGCTTTCTGCCCGACACCAGCCGGAGGCTGCCAGAGATAGTTACCATCGTCATCCTTGAATTTGCGGATGATACCCTGCGTTTTACGGTTCATCAGAAAATGCGCATTCTGCCGATGCCCGGCTTTCAATGCGTAAATCGTGTCGATCAGCACGTCGGAAGGGGCAGCAGCGGCAAAGCCAGCGTCAACGCCGGTGGCGATATAGCCAAGCTTCCCCCATTCCCAGGCCGCATCAGAAACCGTCGGGTAGCTTAAAATTCCCTTCGGCGTGGCAGCCGTATTGCCATTGATGAAGGCAGCCCCTTCCTGCTCGGCAAAAGCGGTATCGATTTCGCTGGCAATCCAGCTCTCAACATCCACCGCAGCATCCTCCAGCAGCGAGGCGCTGGCCGCCGGCATGGCGTAAAGCTCCATTGTCGGGAAGGTCAGCTCAGAAATTTCCGGGGCTGTGGTTTCTGGCCGCGTCGCGGTTTCACCAACCCAGCCCGCTTCAAATCCGGATGCAACGAAGGGTTTCTTCAACACCGCGCCAGAAACCTGTCGAACCGTCGCAAGCGCGCGGATCGGCGAAATAGCTGTCAGGCGGCGTCCGATCTCCGTGTCGGTTTCATCCGGCACCAGATAGCCGCCATCACCGTCGCTTGCACCTGAGATCGCCTTTTCTTCCAGTGCGCGCAGGCCCTGCTCATCGCCGCGGCGAATGTAGTTTTCAAAGGCCATCTTGTGTTCGCTGGCAGCAAGGCTCATGCCCCGCCCCAACTGAGGTCGGGCTTTCTTCAGATGCATCTCGTCTATCAAACGGGACTGAGCATCCATCGCCCGATTGATCCGCTCAACCTTTTCGCGGGTGACGACATCCTCACCCATTTTGCTCTCCAGCTCGTCAAGGCGACGGTCATTGGCATCCTTGAAGGCCTCGAAGCCTGACATGAAGTCCTCAAATGCCTGATGGATCGTGTCCGGCGTGGATTTGATCTCCGGCGCCGTCTGCAAAGAAATCGCTCTCACCATAGTAACCTCTTTCATAGCTACCTGTGTTTCGGGTATCACTTTTCAGGATGCCAGCAGCCGATTGGCCCGGCGCAAAAGTCCGAGCAGCTGTGCATCCTGCTTATCATCGTCGTCAGTGGCATCCCGCCGGCTGACGAGCGCGTCATAGCCGCCAGTCAAAAACCGGCGCGCTGCCTTTCGGCTCAGGCCGGCATCCCGCGTCAGCCATCGCTCGAATTCCCGAATTGTCGGGAAGTTACCGTCCGCCGCTTTCACCTGTGCGATGCGTGCGGAAGGCAGCATCGGAAAGGTCACGACAGAAATTTCCCACAGATCGGCCTCCAACACGCGGCGCACACCGGATTTCGGGTCGTTCTTGGCGCGCACGGTCTGAAAGCCGATGGACAGTCCATCCAGCGCGCCGGACCTCATGAGCGCATGAACCTCTCTGGCCCGCGCCACGTCTTCGGACAGGACGCCTTCAACATAAAGTCCGCGGGCATCCTCACGGATCTTGGTCCAGTGGCCAATCGGCTCAGAAGGATCGTGCTGAAACAGCATCCGCACGCCTTTTGCGCCACGCGTCTTCAGCGACTTTGAAAACGCCCCGCGTTCAATCATGTCCTTGCTAAGATCGACCTCGCCGAACAAACTGGCATAACCGGAAAAACTGCCGTCACCGGAAATTTCCGTCAGTGCCAGATCCGCATATTTCTTCTCCGCACGTGGCATGCTGCGGCTATCACCATATCTCATGGTCACTCCGTCATGGTTGTCTTGAAAACACCTGGCCTCATCGCGTCCGTTCAGTATCCAACGGCTTCACGCTTTTCGGCATCAGAGAGGAAGTCGGCGGCGGCACCCCTGCTCCAAAGCGCATCCCGCTCACCGGAAAGTGCGCTGACCTGATCGAGATCGGGTTTCAGCGTCAGCCCGTCGCCATAGGCCGGAGCAAGCCATGCCGTCAGCGAAGCGGCAGTGCGGGCTATCAGCGGCAACACAGTCAGGCGGTAGAAGGCACGATTGGCTTCCTGATAATTGGAATAGGTATTGTCTCCGGGAATGCCGAGCATCATTGGCGGCACGCCAATGGCAAGTGCGATATCCCGGGCTGAACCGTTTCGCGCCTCGGTAAAGTCCATCTCCCGCGGCGAAAGTCCCATCGACTTCCAGTCGAGCCCGCCTTCAAGAAGCAGCGGACGGCCAGCGCGAACCGGGCCTGTATAGCCCTCTTCCAGCTCCTGCTTCAGTCGCTCATACTGCTCTTCGGTCAGGTTGCCGCCATCGCGCGGTTGATAGACCAGTGCCCCGGATGGGCGGGCAGAGTTATCCAGCAAGGCCTTGTTCCAGACCGATGCTGCATTATGAAGGTCCAGCGCCATTTGTGCGGCACAAAGCGGAGAAAATCCTGAATGATCATCCAGCGGGTGGAACAGCCGCAAATGCAGGATCGAAAGCCCTTCACCATCTGCAGCAAAACGCGTGGCCTGCTTGCCAACACGATATTCATAAGCCTCCGGCCAGCCGTCGCGCCCTTCGATGATCCGCACACGATCCGGCCTCAAAAGGTGTAACTCACGCAAAGCATCATTCAGGATAACCGGCTCGATATAGGCATTGCCGGACAGGAGAAGATGCCCGAAAAGACTTTCTAGGAAATCGGTTCCGCTCATCCGCGCATTGGGCTTTCTGAACAGCACGAGCATAGGATGTTCGCTGATCGCGGTTTCACTTTCATAGAGCAGCCAGGGAATGCTTGCGGCGGCCTCTGCAATCAGACGCACGGCGCGGTGCGCGACCGGGTTGCGCATAAAGCCCTCGCGTGCAAGCGCGCCATATGAACGTCCACTCCAGCGCGCTTCGCCCGTGACAGCAAGCGCCGATACCAGATTGGCCGCCTTTTTTCCGGGCGCACTTATTGGTTCTGACCTGCCCCCCTTGCGTCCCTCGTTCAATTCGAGAGTCTGCGGTGTCGTGATTGGTAGTTTGGTTGGTCTGCTTGGGCAAGGGTCTGTGTG